AGGCCTTGTAAGCGGGGGTGCCCGGGTGGAAACGCATTTTTAGTTTGGGTACCCCTACAGTCGGACCTGCCGGGCTGACCCGGACATCACATGAATTCCCGGACGCGAACCTATTTTTGATTCAGAATTACACGTCATCATCCTCACATTACGACCGTTGTTTACATTGGTGTTATTGACTATGAAATTCCTAAGATTTTCGTTAGACTGCGAACTCATGATATATTAATAAAAAAGTTCGGATATATATTATGAAACGCATCAACGCCGTCAGACAGACTTTGCGCAACCATTTACGAGACCCACTGAGAATGAAATTACCAGTAGGTTACTCAATTCGGGCTCGTTCACCTAATAAAAATGGGATTACGACAATGCTCATGTATGGTGATAAATCTCTTGCTTACATGAATTTAGATTTCTCCCCGTACGGGAAAGACAAGGTTATGATGACCTTTGAGGGTGGGACGTACCCAAACATTAGACGTCAAGGAATGGGGACGCTCCTGCGAGCGCTCATCACAAAGGCGGCTCTGAACTCCGGAGTCAATAATATTCATCACATGGGGATTAACATCGAGTTGCTCGCGGCGAAAAAACTCGCTATGAACGAGAGTATTTCACTTGATAACGCCAAAGCGCGCAACCCAATGCCACTGAGTACGAAAATTGTAAGAAAATTGGGGTACGCACCTAGAAAGGAACATAATGGGATTTACCAGAGCTATATGACGCCGTACATGAACCGGGCCAAGCTGAACAACTCCATAAAATACCTCACGTCCGCGCTTAACCGCTAATCGGCCCACATGGGATGAACTTGAAGTGACTCTGGCACGCATGGTCGAGGCACATCCCACGTCCAGTCATGGCTGGAGCTTGACACGTTGCTCGTGAACACGTCGTCGTTATGACCATGACGGGTGCGTGCCGACACATGGGACACGATGGCCATTTCTTCTTGTCGATCCACTTGCCGATACACTCCTTGTGGAACTTGTGGTTGCAATTGGTCGTAGACGTGGGCCACCACTCGAGTGCCTGGCAGCACACGGGGCAGTCATCCATTTTGGCCAATGGATTTTGGGTGATTATCCGGCGACGCCCGATAGCCTGCCTCCGACAGGACACCTTTTTTAGATGGTATCAGCCAACGTCTTATTTTCTATGGACTTTTTCTTCTCAGCATCTGACTGATTAATCATTTCCTCATAGGTGAGCCTTGTGTCGAGGTAGTGTTGAAACGCCTTTGTGAACTTCTTCGTTGTCGGAGCACTCACTGACTTTTTCTCATCGACATCCTTTTGAGATTGAGCATAGTAATGCCCTATACGAGTTGGCTCATAATCTTCCCCCGAATAGGGTTTCCCCATTGAAAAGGATCGAACAAAGCTCCTCGGTACGGCACGAAACTTGAACAGTGCCTGCATTTTAGTGTGGTTGATCCTACCTTCTTGGTTCGCAGTGGTGGCTCATTCATCACATGAATTTCCGGACACGTGTCTAATTTTGATTCAGAATTACACGTCATCTTCCTCACATGGCAGGATCGGTGTTTATGAGTCAGTAAAATACTCTCGTCATATTATAAATGTTCAAGGGTGTTGCTCAACTCCTCGTAATTCTGATCATAGTGAATGTAATCTTCAGCGCGTTCCTTTATTCATGGGTCACGGACGATGACATTACAAACCTGCCAAAGAAGCCCAGTGAACGCTTTATGGCAATCTTTTATTACACCGTGACAACGTCGACATCGACCGGATACGGTGATATCGTACCGAAGAGTACGCGTGCTCGTGCAGCATCCATGACTCTCCAGCTTATCATGTTCTCCCTTGTTGTAAAGCGCATTCTGGAGAAGTGACCTCACTGTACGGTGTTAAAGATACAGTGACTAAAGTGAAAATGGGAATCCAAGCCTCTATGATTTACCGACCAGTCATCACTGACGCGCACATCGAGAACGCTTTGAGAATTGCCCAGACCAAACCGAAAAACACGGGCGAGTACGTACGATATCAGTCAAAGGCTATCCGTCTCGTCAACTACAAAGTGCGGCAGAACCGAGAGGTGGTTGAGGCAAAGGATATCGAGGAGATCCTTGATTCCATGTATCCTGGAGGGTCTTGGCGGGTGTGATATCTTTTCTCGCCTACTATAAATGGACTTTTACACTTTGCTATTCTGGATCGGCTTTTTGACCTTGATCATCATTCACGCGCAGATGCTCAACACGAGCACACGTCACGCGGTCATTTCGATCGTCGCCGCGTCAGCGATGTTTCTCGGCTCCAAGATTGGGAGGGAGTTTTTAGGCATAAAGTGAGTCAATATTCGATAAGTGACCTCATTCTTTTATTCAGAAAAGGCTTCACAATGATTACTACGAGCTCCACAATAGGAGAAGGGTTTTTGATGGTGATCTTTCTGAGACGTTCTGAATATTTTGATGATATGAGCCGAGCTAGGCCTGTGGCGACACCAACCTCGAACATGTGTTTGGCAGAAAATCCTTCAGCATCAAAAATCCATATCCAGTCACCTGGGATTTGAGAAAGACTGTTGTCGTAATGAATCAGGATACCGTCGCGATCCCAATAACGAGTCGCATCGGCTGGTTTCGTATACATTACGACAGTGCCATCTTCCAATTCTTCGAGTCGTTTCAGTGAGTGACTCGTCGGGTCAATTGCACATATGGGGCAATCCATTATTTTATTGTGTATAATATAATGAACGGCCTTGTACATCAAACGGTAAACCTGAGTATTATCGCGCAGGCTTTATCAGGCCTGTATACCACGCAAGTCATAAACATTACCGAACCAAAATTACTATCAGATGTTGTTCGCCTCGAACTTCTCGTGACTGCTATACAGTTTACATTCTACGCGACTCTAATTCGCAATCACACCATTGAGACTATGGCAGTTACTCGATATTACGACTGGGCTATCACTACGCCCTTAATGCTCATAAGTCTGTCGTCATATTTGATTTACAAACAAGGAGAAATTCCAGAGGGTGGAATACTCGAAGTTATTAGAAAATATAAGTCACAGGTGATACGTATCGTTATATTAAATGCAGTCATGCTCGGGGCGGGCTACTTGGGTGAGATTGGAGTTATACCACGTGAATACGCACTGATCATAGGATCGGTCGCTTTTATAGCTACATTCATGATAATATCCAAAGAAATGGGTGGGGCTGGAAATGGCGTTTTCAACATGGTGGCTGTGGTATGGGGCTTGTACGCAGTGGCGTATATGTTACCGAATGTCCAGAAGAATATCATGTATAACGGACTTGATCTTATATCGAAGAACTTTTTTGCAATTATACTCACAAATGAAATCAAAAAATATAATCTTGCACAATTATAATGAAAGAGACGGTTGATAAAGTGATTGAGACGATCGAAGAAGTGGAAGAGACTGTCGAAAAAGTGAAAGAGACTGTTGAAGAAGTGACCGAGACGGTCGAAGAAGTCATCGAGACGGTCTCAGACGAAGTAAAAAAGGCGAGTGGTATTCTGTCAAGACTGCTCGCGTGTTTTAAAGGTTGAGTGACTTGAACAACAAATGAGCTCCATGTCAGCCCTCTGCAAGATTTGCCTGTACTACAACCACGGTGACAAGACGTGCGCCCGTTCGATAGTGGCCGTGAGCAAGGGCAGGGTCTATCACGACTACGCCAAGTCGGTCCGGCTCGACAAGACCAAGTGTGGCCCGCAGGGGAAGTGGTTCGCGGAGGTGATGGGCCCGGACGGCCTGTCTCACAAGACGCCTGCCGACGAGCTATTCGATTCTTTTGACATGTGAGGATTAATTTGTAATTTGAATTCTAAATGAAGAAGCATCCGGGAAAGTTTTGTGAAAAAGAAGGGGTGAAAGTTGGTGAAGCGGCGGCAGGGGGTGTGACGGCGACCGCGGTGTGCAAAGGTGCGGCAAAAGTAATCGGCCCGTGCTTAGCAAAGGCTCCGGAGGCGGCCATGACAAGACTTATCTACGGAAGCACTTATTCACATCAATATTGATTGTCAATTGTCCCTCGACCTGATCTGTCGAACATATTCGTCCCTCGCCTCGGACAACTTCGCATTCAGTTCCGCCTCCGATAGGTGGGTGTTCGCCGCCCGAACCTTGTCGAGCATGGCTTGGTACGCCGCGATGGAGTCAGGTTTGCAAAAACGCATTGTTTGTTTTGAGGTATATGTTCACGGTCCGCGTGATTGTTGGGGGAGACATCACTCGTTTTTTCTACTTGACTCGGCGTCTCTTATTGGTCCCGATCTCACGATTGACCAACCCGCTCATGGTGCGGACCCGTCTGAGCATGCGCAAATTCGCAGCGGCCGTCCGCGCCGCCTTCACGCGTCTATTACGTATATTATTAATTTTCTTCATTATTTCTCTGCGGCCGCCACGGTACCACTTTGAACGTCCGTAGAAACTATACATGTGTCCAATTAGCCATCGCAGATTAGTAACGGTGGTTAAATGGTGGTTATTAATAGCCTTCAGAGCCCAGTTGGCACCGGCTTGGTCGGTGTTGCTCAGACCACGGCCGTTGTTTAGATTAGTGTTATTGACTCTGAAATTTCCGAGGGAACTGGACAGCGAACTGGATCGGGAACTCATGATACTATAATATATTATTTAAAAATACTATTCTGGAGTGCCTCGCGGTACGCGATGACCAGTTCATCGTGCTCTCCGTTCATACCCTTGAACCGAAAGCTCGAATCTAAGTTCTCTAGGATGACCCGGTCCTGCTCGACTATCGCCTTGCCCATGAGAACAAATAGCGAAGACGGGACGCCAAAGTTCTGACTGAACCCTACGAACATTTTGGTTGTAAATTCATCCAGTGGGCACAAAGTCACATAGGTCATGAGCACCTTGTCCCCGTGGACCTCCACGTCACTCCATGTCGTGTACGGGAGAACAAACGCGTGAAAGTTGTGCGTCGTCGAGAGCCCGAACAGCTTGGTCGACAAGGCCTCGCGGTTCGGCACGTAGTCGAACTCGATCGTGTGCCCTTTGTGAACGACGTTCGTCGGTTTCTCAGTGGCCGTTCCGAAACCAAGCGGGTTTGCGTGGACCCACGACGCGTGACATGGGTCGATGCCGTTCTCGATGATCATCTGGGCCGATTGCTTAATAGTCGTCTCGAACCACATGGTGTTGAACCCAGGCTCGGTCATGTGTGGAACCTCGGGCGGGTCCGGGCCCTCGAGTCCTTTCGGGCGGACCCACAAGAGTCCATCCTGATCTTTCTTGTCAAAGTCAATCTGGAGGAGCTCGGCGCAATCGTTGCTCCACGGCTTGCAGAGCTTCTTTTCCGTGTACTTCCATCCGTGATACGGGCACTCAATTGAGCCGTCCCGAAGAACCTTGCCGCCTGAGAGTGATGCGCCGCGGTGCCGACACGCATCCGACGTGATTTGGACCTCGTAGTTGTGATTACGCCACACGACGTAATTGCGATTTGAGAGAGTCACCTTGCGCGGGGCCGTGCCGAGCGTCGACGTCCGCGTCAGAGCAATCCACCCCTCCATGCGATATACAAGCTAGATATTTTTAACTCGAGCGTGTATATAGGAAATGATATTTACGTGGCTAAACAACGATGAACTTCGCGAAATAGGCTGGAGCGACCATCATATATATTCGGGCCTCGTGGGTCAGGTGGCTGCGTTCTTTTTCGTGAAGGACGAGAGTGACGTGTACAACGTCCGGCGGAACTTTATGCATGGAACGTACGACTGTGAAGAGGACGTTACGTTTCGCGGCGAGCAATGGGCCGCCCTCATCACGACTTGGATTTAAAGCAGTCCGGCCCTAAAAACATAAGATGAACCCACAAATATGGGGCAGACTACCTCCAGATCTCATCGAACACATCGCACGTTTTGCGGACATTGATTCGAGACATGCTATGGGTTTCAAGCCGCGTAGGTTGCCACGCTCGGACTTTGTGCCGCGGCCCATCGCGCCCACGACGTGGAGATACTTTGCGGCGCTCAAAAAGCTCCTGTACATCAACTTTGACGAGTCGTACGACGTGTTCACGTGGGAGGTTTACGAGGACATCGCGCCAGTGGCGGGTGGCGAAGCGTGGTTTCATGGTCCGAACGGGTCGCACAGGGGCGTTTGGCGCGGCCTCGATCGATTCATGGAATTCGACAAGACTGAGGGTCACTTCCCGTTTCACTTTGCGGGGGCGCCGGAAATAATCTCAGCCTAAAGTATGACGCCTCCTCGTCATGTTGTCATGTACATCCCCCCGGGTGCGGGTTTCACCAAGGCGAACCTGAAGGAACTCGGGCGTATCGCTCGATGGATTAAGGATGCCCAGAGCTATGGTCTGAACATTACGGAGCCCAGACAGCAGTCCAACGCGATCCTGAGACGCATAAAGGCAAATGGCGGCTACCCAAACGTCGCGACTATGCAGAAGGCCATGTTGCCGTACCTCGCGAAGTTCCGCAAACTGAATGCGGCTCTCACGCGTGGCAAAAACAACAACAACAGAAACCTTGGGCAGGAGCGTCAGAACAAGAGCTACCGCCTCGTCCAGGAGGCGGCTGGAAAGTTCAAGGCGCTCCGTAACGTCGCAGCACTCCGCCGCCCCCCGAGCCCCGGTTCGCGTCGCATGGGAAGCCAGCACAATGTCAGTATGATGGCCAATTTGATGCGTCCATACATGTTGGCCGGTTCCACGCCCGTCACTACAACCTATAACCGGTTCATGGCCGGTCCTCCCCGGGCGCGCGTCCCGCGCACACCGAAACGCAAGTCCCCGAGCCCTAATCGCCCTGCGACGGTTACCCGTTCCGGCCGCCGGTCCGTGAAACCCCGCAACTAAAAAACGCGTCTTGGACGCCGCGCTGCCCGATCTACGGTCTGAGACTTGCACGACATGGATTTAAACTTCATTGGTTTACACATATTCAACATCAGCGATCCAGTCCCCTCCCTTCACCTCCTCCACTGTTCCCTTGGCGGGCCAGGACGAGTGGCCGTTCGCGCCCGGAGACTTGGGCGCGAAGCGGTGGAGCACCAGCCCACCCTCGAGATACACGAGATTTCCCCTGTAAGTTGCAATGACCTTGAGCTCCTTGTTCACCAGTGCATCTGGGTCCCACTCCAGCTGCGGGCTAGTGTCCGCGGCGTAGGCTGTGGAAATCTCATCACACTCGCGGACATTAGGAGCCGGCATCAGGTTGCCGATGTTGGACGCGCGGAAGCTAAGGAACTTGACAGTGGCCATGGCGTTTGTTGGTGTCTCACTCAACCACTGGCCTGCTGTGGACAGGACAAGACACGAATTTTCAAGTTTGCCGGTACAGCTGCCGACCCTTAGAGTCCTGGCCCACGTGAGCTAAGCGGCCGTTAATGAGGTCCTTCTGAAACTTCACGACCCAAGGGTCCTGGGACGGCAGTGAGAGACGCTCGAGGCAGTGGCTGCACTGGCACATCTCTAATTTAAGTTGAGAATTCATTGGACGAGAGTGGACTGGCGAGGACGATACGCGAATTTTTAGTCAACGTCGAGATCTGCTATTAAACTGTTTTCAAATTTGACTACATCCTCCAGAATGTGCCCAAGCATGGCCACATTGTCGAGGTGGGTAAAGCGTTCATCGCGGGAGGCGGCGTTCTTGATGCGGGTCATGACTTTCGAGACGATGCGAAGGATGTACTTGCGGTTGGACATTTTTAGTTTTTGTGGTCAAGTCACCACCGGTGCCGTGACTTGGGCATCACACAAATTTCACCAGGGGTCCGGAGGCGTCGCGAGCCGCTCCACTAGCTTAAATAAAGCGGTGCAGTTTTCAGCCGTGTCAGTACGGTATGAGCGGATGATGACCTCGTCCAGGTCCTCCTCGTCACCGTCGGCCATGTAGCTGCGGGTCAGTTTGATGGCCAGAGCACGCAACTTGGTGCGATTCACAGCGTCCGCCAAGTCGCGGATGCGGTCAACCTCGGCAAGGGCCTTATCGGCCAGATCCACCTGGTAAAGCTGGGTAGGCGTGGCATAGCCCTCATAGAAAGCCTGGTAAGCGTAGGTGATGGCGGCCATTGTGTTGGGTGACTAGCCCATATCAGCCACTGGGCTACCAGCGACATCACATCATTTCTTGGGTCTCATAAGTAAAATAATGAGTAGACCTGCAGCCATTACCGACAGGACCACATACATTTTCATATTAGATTCAGAATTATCAAAGGGGACCGGTGGAGGCAACGAGTCGGGCCTCTCGGGCTCCACGGGTACATCGACCGTGGTGAACCTGATCAAGGTCATGTTTCGGCCGAGGTCTATCGGTGGGTTAAAGTTTTTATCTATAAAGATGTCACCATTGTTTGGTTGACGCCACGAGATGGTCAGTCGATCTAACTTGTCAATAAGTGAGGGATAATCTATTTCAATTCTATAATCAGAATTATAGAACTGATTATTGTTAATGATATTTGCGACTGGTAGGACACCCAAGTTGGTCAGTACCGATGACGAGGCCTTTACGGGTATAGTAGCAAAAGATCCGTAAAATGCATTCGCTGATGGCATGGTCAAGTTGCTGATATTGACGTTTGACTTGATACCTGTGGGGTACTGAGCTGTTATGACCAGCTGGTCAGCAGTAAGGTTGAAAGGGGTCCTCAGTTCCAATATGTCGAGCGTTATGAACTGAGAGCTAAAAACGTTCGGAAGTAGGGCCGAGAGGACCTCGACCTTCGTGATGTTCTTTATGGGCTGTGTTAAAAACAGCGTGAATGCATTTGAATTTGGGTACAGGCGCTGGTTTCTGTTGTTCGAGTCAACATATACCAGAAACTGGCTCATTACTTTATGATACGGTAAAATTTGGGAGTTTTTTGCACGAGTAGCCCGGCTAAGAAGCGGACCGTCGCGAGCCTCCTAACTCGGGGCAGCTCCAAACACGCCTGAATGGCGACAAGAAGAAATGAAAAGGGAAATATCCCCTGTAGTACAAATATCTAAGCATCTTACCTACTTAGTGCTTAGCTCTTTTAGCTGAACGCTGGCCGTTGGCGCGGCGCCGGGTGTTGGGGCTCTTGCGCTTCTTGGGGTTGTTGACATTCATGGGGGTGGCGTGCAGACTCATCAGGGCCAGGGCGGCGATCAGGTTGTTCATCTGACGGTTATTAACGTTCATAGGAGAAGGCATGTTACTATAACACTAGATAATATCCGCCTCCGACTTGTCTTCCCGGACCTCGATGAACACCGGCAGGAACAGGCTGATGGTCCCCGTCTTCTTGTCCGTGATGAGCGCGTTGTACTTGATGGCCACAATCTTGTTGAAAAATTCAAGGAAGGGCATGGACCGCTGCTCGTCGTTCAGACCCGTGCCGACCGCCGTCTTCACCTTGCCGTCAGCCGACTCGACTAGTAGGGAGCCAATTTTGCCCGCAAATTTACCCGAGCCCGGGAGGAACCCAGTGACCCTCAGGTCCGCCTCGAGCTCGGCCTTCATCTTGACCTGGTGCTTTACGCGCTTGTCCTCCCACGGACCCTTGGGGTCCTTGAGGATAATGCCCTCCTCACCCTTGGCCAGCTGGGCCGTGTAGATGCTCTGCGCATCCTCGAGGGTCGCCACCTGAGTCCACGTGGGGACCAGGCCTATCGTCTTGGGCTCGACCCCAGACATGCGCTCCGACAGCATCTGGAAGCGCTTGCTGTATTCGACCGACCAGGTGCCCTTCTCAAAGGCATCCATCTGGATAAGGTCCCAGAGCTGGGCGTGGATATTTTGGCCGTCAACCGCCTTGCCTGTGCCCTTCTGGAACTTGGTCAAGATACCGTTGCCAGTCTTGCGGTCGCAGTTCGCCACCAGAAGCTCGCCATCGTACACGCCATCCGGAAACCGCTTGAAATCCGCCTCAATAGGCAGGCCCGCCAATTCCAGCTCCTTGCCTGCACGCGACCGGAAGCTGACCTGGCCGTCCTGGACGTGCGCATTGAAGCGCATGCCGTCCATCTTAGTCTGGACAGTGCAAGGGAATGCCACCTTGGTCTTGGCGTCCATAGGGCTGACCAGCATGCACGGGTAGCTCAGCTTGAGGTCCGGCCATATCTTTTCGACCGTGGAGTCACTCACACCGCACTTGAGGTTGCGGCCGATGACGCGCCGCAGCACCTCCTGGTCGTCACTAGGCAGGCACCCAAGCAGGAAGGCCACATGGTCACGCGCATCGTGACCCCTCAGCATTCGGGAGCACAGCTTGGTCTTGAGTTCGCGCATGGCACACTCGAGCGACACCGGCTCGGGTGGCTGGATGACACCGAGAGACGCATCAGGCTCGGGCACCTTCTTAATATAAAAGTTTACCATAGGGTCGAGCGCAAGCCGGAACGCCTCCTTGAGAATGGGGTCAGTGCAATTCTCCTTAAGAATTGCCTCCTTCTCAAGGCGGCTGGTCGTATCGGCCAGACGCGTCAGAACGGAAAGGATGGAAGCCATGGTTGTTTGTTGGGTGAATGCCTAGACCACCCAGAGTCTTAGGCCCCGTCAAGACACGAATTTCGTGTCGTACATCCGCAGAATTTCTTTGATGACCTGGTTTCGGATGACATCTTCATCTGTGAACTCAACCAGTTTGACACTATCGGACTCTCCAATTCGCCCGACCAAATCAGAGAGGCCGTTATGCTCGAATCCACGGTCGTGCTGCTTCTGGTCCCCGGTTATAACCATCTTGGAGCGTTCGCCAATTCGCGTCAGAAGCATCTTCATCTGACTATGAGTTGAATTCTGCATCTCGTCACCAATGATCCAAGCATGATCAAACGTCCGACCACGCATATAAGCCAGTGGGCAAATTTCAATCTGGCCATCGTAAACCATGGATGAAATCTGCTTTGGAGAGAACCAACGGTGCAGGGAATCAAACATGGGCTTGGTCCAGGGCTCCATTTTCTTGGAGAGATCACCGGGTAGGTAGCCGTGGGACTCGTCAACACTCACAGCCGGGCGCGTGAGAATAATACGGGAGACTTTTTTCGACATGAGCGCCTTGGTGGCGGCGTGACACGCCAGGAGGGTCTTACCTGTACCTGCGGGACCTGTGCTTACGACGATAGGGGCCTGGGACTCGAGATATTTGACATAACGGAGCTGTGTGAAGGTCCGAGGTGCTACCATATTACACATATAACTTCACTTCGCTTTAAGGCTGCCACATCATGTTCACAGATGTCGAAGAGTTCACCAGACCCTGCACGTCACAGTCGGTGGCTGTCACCAGGATGTAGTGGCCGTGGACCATGAAGGTGAACTTCTGGTCGAGGCAGACCACGTGGCCATCCAGGTTATTGCGGATAATATTAGCCAGGTCAGCCGGGGCCACCTCGGGCTGGCCCGTCTTGACCGGCTCAGCCCGGACCGCCAGTTCCTTGATGGTCGGCAGGTTGGTGGTCGTAAAGTCACGCAGGGTCACCTTCTCCACACCGGGCCCAAGCGAGCGCCGCGCGATGGCGTTCATGCAGACCGTCCCGCGGTCGACCTTGGGGTGCGGGACACACTTGTAGATGTTGAGACCCATCTGGACATATGGGGTCGTGGCCTCCACAGGGTTCACAAAGAGGGAGTTGGTGCCCGCCAGGGTCTCCGAAATGCACGGCAGGACACGGTACTCAAGGGCCATATTGCGTGGACGGATGGACTGGCGGCGGTGAATTTTTGGTGATTCCACCTTCGCCAGGCTCGCGTTGGCTTAGACAAGACACGAATTTTTAGGTTATGTACGAATTATTCATTGGAATTACCCTTGGAATCTTAGGGGCACTGGGGTGGACTCGGAAACCACCGTCGCGCGATGTGGGCGTGCAGTCTTCAGAGGTTTGGAACCAGACCATGTCATATGTTTCTAGGCCTGGTGCCGTTCCAAGTAGACCAATTTGGCTAATTCGTAAGGCGACTTGAACTCGTCACACTCAAACGTCCAAAAGTTCTTTTTGGGGTCGGGACGTGTGAGCTTGGGGTGAATGGGCAAGGGTAAGAAGGTGAGGGCCAGGATCTTCAAGAGAAACCAGTACATGAAAGTTACACCGTAGTATTCTCTAAGTACTCGTGCATAAGCCGCCGTCTGCACAAGAGATACCCCGGGTTCGTGTTGGCCTCACGCCAATAAGTCTGTATCTTGTGTGCTACATAATTCACCTGGACCATCTCTGTACGAATTTCCACATAAAATGGAGTCAAGACGGTGAGGATGAACGTGAACGCAGTGTCGAGATGGGCATCTAACCTTTCACCAGGGAATGGCACTGCGAAATACCCACGTAGGCCCCAGTACATCGCGTGTTGCATTCTGTCAATAATATGAAGTACGCGGCCGTTGTTTCTGAATCTGGTCCTAATTGATTCAAACTCATCACGGATACCATCTCTTAAATGGTCCCATGTGTCGTCCGGTAGACTATCAAGTGCCTGCCAATAGTTGGCGTTGATATTGTCCAAGAACTGTGGGATAAATGTATAAAGCAGATTATTTTCAAGCTCTTGGTACTGGTGGTCCGCGGCCACTCCGGCGGACCACTCCGCCATTTGTCTTGTTGTTCCGTACCCTTTTACCTAACGTGGCCGGGGGAGAACCTGTTTTTTCACCTTCAACTAATTTGCGAATCAAATTGATGGCGCTATTGACGGACAGGCCAGCCTTTCTCAGGTTGGCCAAGACGCGGTTCCGAGTTTTATTCGTCGGACTGCCAAAATAGAAACTCACATTCCCGCGGGCCATCAGGTTTCTCAGATTGCCGGGAATTTCCGGGACCAGGATGTTCTTGACTGCTGTAAAATTCACACCGGGACGGTTTGTGCGAAGGGCGTTTTTAACTAGCCTTATATAATTGGCTTCTCCCATGTAATTCCTGGTCTTGTTCATAAGGTTACGGGTGTAGGTTCCACTTTCTAAATTGAAAATGATCTGAGAGCCCTTCTTGGAAAGCTCACCGGCCGCCACTATGACCCGGCCTTGGTTTCTAATTGGTAATTGAAAATGACGAGAACCCGACTCGAGTTTATCAAGGACCATCACGAAACTCTTGTGGTACATATTCGTCTCCGGGTTGTACTCGATGAGATACAGGTAGGCCCCATCGGGGAGAGCACTAACGTTGGTGTTCCTGTAGGTCCTATTTAGATTCAAATTTGCACGGGCCTGACCATAGTAAATCTTGGGCCAGTGTGTAGGGATACCTGTGACGTGGTTCGCTTTGAGAATTTTCTGGACGCGGTTTATGGCGTTACCGCGGTTGACTACGGGCCAGGGGTGGTTTGGGACTTTGAACAAATTAGGAACGCTGAAGGATGGCTCCATTACAATTCACACACAAAATTACTCTTCCATGGGGTCGTACTTCTCGTCAGTCTCCATGTCGGAGGCGCCCTCCTCGTGACCCCCTACCCAGTTCTCCTCCTCGTGGATCTCACGCTCGAGGCGATCGATGGCGAGACGGGAGGCCTCGATGATGCAGCGCATGCAGTCTGCGTAGTCGCGGGCGATGGGGCTCGTTTCATCGAACGGCCTGTTCTCCTCGAGCAGAGCGTCGATGGCGGCCGACTCGCGCGCCTCTGCCGTCCGCTTGGACGCACGCATGTTCACAAGCTCTTGCTCGTGCATGCGGATGCGCTCGATGAGTGGCGTGTCGAAATATGCGTCCACTGCAGCCGCCTCGAGGTCCCCTGTGCAGTAGTCGCCACCCTGGATCTCGTACAGATCATCCTTTGTCATGTTCTCATGAACATAGCTGGACATGCAGTTGTACATAGAAGGCGTGACGCACTCGTTCAGGTACTCCTCAAACGTCGAGTAGGTCCAGATGAATACGGGCTCTTCGACCTCGTTTTCACCCTGGTAGCCGCACAGGAGACCAGCCTTGTTGAATGCCAGGTACGCGTTGGGAGACATGGCTGTTTTGGGATGGCAACTTCAGTGTCTTTCACAGACCTGAGGTTGACAGGACACGAATTTCGTTTCCGGCGGGCCTAGGGCCCCTTTCACGAATTTTTGACCCTGGCGGGGGTCGAACCCGCAGTCTCCCGCTTAGAAGGCGGGTGCATTATCCGATTATGCTACAGGGCCGCTGCATCAGGTGGGGTTCGAACCCACGCGGTGAAAACACCACCAGATCACCAAGTCAGTTTCGTAGAAACTGTTCTCCTTTCGGGTTACAGTCGCTGCGCGACTGGTTCTTAAGTCTGGCTCCTTAGACCAACTCGGACACTGATGCGCCGCTGTCGCCGTAGTCCACTATACACATTTATTTACTCCGACTCCTCCTTCTTGGTCAGCATCGTCAGGGCCAGCTTGAACGCGTTGGCAGCCGCCACCTTGTCAGGCACCTTATCAGGCATGGTCTCCTTAATGGCGTCCAGAAACGCCTTGTACAGGGCCGTCGACTCTACAGCCTCCTTGAGCTCGGTATTCACATCCTTGAGCTCAGCCTTCAGGTCGTTCACGCGGCTGAAGAGCTTCTCGACAGTCTTGTTGTTGGCCATTTTCTACTTGTCACACGTGTTAAGTTTTTATCTAGGGTAACACTAGATGTCGAACAGCAACGAAAATCAACCGACGGGTGCTTTGAATAGATTAAACGGTCGTGTCCCATACGCAACCATCAAAGGTAACGTAGGCCCTTACGTGAAGAGCCGCGTGTGGGCCAATCGTGTCAAGGCTGCAGGAAACATCGCCGCCCGGGCCGCCATGGCAGCTGCTGCTCGAGGAAATAACGAGCCGATGGCGGCGGTAAACCTCGGCAACAAACGGCCGACCCTCAAGATGGTGAAGCTGGCACTCGCGCAGGCCCTGGGTGTCCGGTACACGACCACGGGTCGCGGTGGTGGCCTCGAGGACGCCCCGTTCATCCCGGGCGTTTCGGCCCTGCCGACCATTCAGCGCGCGATTTGGTCTACAGAGAAGTCGCACATGCCCGTTGATGACATCCGTAGAATTATGGATGGGCACTGGGGTATTGAGGGAATCTCAAATAACATAGCCAAGATGCCCGCGAATACGAGCAACAACCGAGGCCGGGTAGAGCCCCTCATAAACGGCGCCATCTCGAGCTTCTACCACCCGGCATTCACCCAGGTTTGCCGTGGGAACGGTGAGTGGCTCATCAACGGGTTCAAGGTTCAGAAGACGGCGGCGGTACAGACTGCGGCCGCCCTATTGGGCCGGAACGCCGGTAATATTGAGTACACAGCTCCGAACAGAGAATTCTTGGTAGGTTCTGGAACCAAGGGCACCATCGCTGCAGAGGCGGACATCACGAAGGTCGCCATCATAAACTGGCCCCGGTCAAATTCTAACAACTATAGCCGGACCCGCATCATCTTCACCATCGGTGAGGACAAGGTTGGCCCGGGTGAGAGCGCCCAGGCTCACGGCAAGGAGGTGGCCCAGCTCCGTTTCATCATGTTCGCCATTTACTACATGTGGCTTGCTCTCCACCAACCGGGAGCGGACCCGCACCCCTGGAGCAAAATTCCGGTTCAAAATATCACCCTCGAGGCTGTGTTCCTTGCGGCCGGCGCAGGCACGGTCCAGAACACCAAGATATCCAACCAGGCAGCTGGTGAAAAGACTGGAATACTATTCCCGGGCGCAAATTTCAGTCAGAAGAAGATCATCAACATCGTGCCTGTCAATCTGGACAAGTTTTGCGCCATATTCCGCATAGACGCGTACCGCTTTGCAGAGGCGATGACGGCGGTCGATAAGAAGTTTCGTGACAAGATGATTGAATACTTTCAGTCTATTGCAAACTTGGAAAGAGACCCACGTGGAAACATGAAGGTCAACAACACGACCATGATAAACGTGTCTACCGGGCTTGCCACGACCAAGTTAAGTAACGCAACTCTCCGGGGTGCGTTCAGACCAGTTGTCCTACGGGCACCACGTACCAACTGGGCGAACAACCAGAATCGTAAGAACTGGGAGCTTCAGTGGCTTCAGAAGTACAACTCAGCGGGTGGGCCTTACCGCAAGTCTATAAATAACGCCATGGCGGCATTCGGTCAAGCACGTGGGGCCGTAATGAACAGAAATAACGTAGCATCCTATTATTCGGGTGAGTCCAATGTAAACGCGCTGACCCGGGCCGCCACGCGGCCGGCCGGTGGAATGTCTGCGAACAACCGCGAAGCCCTGAAAGCTCAGAGAGAGGCTGAAGAGGCGGCAGCAGATGCCGCACGTGTTGAGGCTGCAAAGGCGGCGCGTAAAGCTGCTATAGAAGCGGGAGCTCCGGATAGCGTGCGGCGCGCAATTGCCAACTTGACGCGCGCAGAAGGTTTCATATCGGCAATTAAGCCACAGTACAAACAGCCCGGTAAAGAGTCTGCCGAATATAAAAAGCAACTCGCGGCACGCAAGGCTGCTCAGAACGTCTTGAACATTTATACAAACCTATCGAACAATACGAAGAGAATGTCAAATATTACAAACAGAATTATCGGGGGTAACTTTGAGCAGGACTATGCAACTTTCCTGCGTGACCATAGCTTGTACGCTCCGTTTATTAAGAATGCGTTCAATAAGGCTCTTCAATACAAGATTCAAAATGAACCCAATCAGGCAAACATTTGGCAGAGTATGCTCAACTCGAAACCAGGGATAAATACCCCGGCAGTAGGGTCTAAGAAAAGAAAAATAAATACCTCAGTAAAAGGTAAGTAATGCCTCTGAACGCAGCAGCCATAGCCAAGCGTAGAGCCATCATCGCTAAGCGCAAGAACCGCAAGGGCAAGGCGGGGTCGGTCAAGCGTGAGCGCGTCGCGGCCCTGCCCCGGATCCCCAAGGTAATTTTGGATTTAAATTACGTAAACCCAGTCACCCTCAATTTCCCAAAGGGTGTGGTCGTATACGAGGTGAAGAACCGGGTTACAGGTCGGAAGAATTACTACAACAAGGCTACTTTCGCTGCCATCATCAACCGGTTCACGAACGACTATAACCTCATGATGATGAACCCCAAGCAGCCCATCCCGGGCGCTCGCAACCCCATGACCCGCAATCCAATTTATCCCAGAAATGTGCGCCGGGTGACCGTCAAGGCCAAGGCCAAGTCACCGACCAAGTCTGTCGCGGCGCGCAAGATTCAGTCCGCGTTCCGCAAGTACTCTGCGAAGAAAAAGCTAAAGAAATAAACATTAAGAATGTCATATGAGCCCGTATGAGGCTCTTGGTGTCAGGCCCGATGCGTCGGAGTCCGACATCAAAAAGGCATATCGTCGCCTTGCTATGCAGCATCACCCGGACAAGGGTGGTGATTCAGAGCAATTCAAGAAGATCCAAGGGGCCTACGACCTGTTGTCCGACCCCCAAAAGCGTCAGAATTTCGACCAGTTTGGTACCGCTGACGGACCTCAGATGGGTGGAGCAGGGGGCTTTCCGGCCGATATTTTCGCCCAAATGTTCGGTGGTGGGGTCAACATGCCGTTTGGCGGACCCCGTGGTCCCAAGCGATGTGGAAACATGGAGCATGAGGTACGAATTTCACTCGAAGAATCATACCGGGGCCTTACCAAGAATTTCAAGATTACACTCGGCAAGTGGTGCCAGAACTGCGTGACCAAATGTGGCCACTGTGGTGGACGTGGATCCGTTCATATGCAGATGGGACCCATGGCCTTCCAACAGCCCTGTAACGCCTGTCAATCCAAGGGCACAATGAGATCGGGCTGCCAGTCGTGCAACTTTAAAAAGAAAAAGGTAGAGCCTCTCAATTTAGAATTAAAAATACCCCCGGGCGTGGAGGATGGCCACGTGATGCTCGGGCATGGCCTCGGTGAACAGCCGCAAGGGCCTGACGAGGAGCCGGGTGACATCGTATTTCACATTCGGGTCACTCCCCACCAAGAGCTTATGCGCCAAGGTCTGGATATGGTATGGATGACCAAAATATCATTTGAGGATTCGGTCAACGGAAAGACCATTACGGTCCCACACTTTGACGGGCCTATAACCATAGACACGGCAGACTGGGGAGTCATTGACCCACGGGAAGACTACGTGGTACTTAACAAGGGATTCAAGTGGGAAGACAAAAAGGGACGGCTACGAATTTCATTTAACGTAGTGTATCCTAATTCCAGAATCAAATTCACTTTGGCCCGGAAGGCTTTGTCGCCGCCAGAGCCAGCGCCAGCGCCAGAGTCATAACTCCGATGCTCGTCGTGTCCTGTACGACATGGAACATTTCGTCTAAACTAATTTGGGCGTGATGAAACGCCACATCATTCACAGCACCTGGTACGAGACTTAATGTCGCCCCTCGGACCACGTGCTTTTGCAGAAACTTACCTGAACGGACAAGTGGGTGTTGGGTTACTCGACGCACGGTAACTCGAAACTGAACGCACTGGCGTCTCGACATTAAGTTGACCATGCCCCTTGTCTTAAGCTGAGATATTTACTCGTCTTCTTCAAAAAGCCGCGTCAGAAGCTCTAGCTTGGCACGCGACACTATTTTTTCGTCGGGTCGGGCCACAAACAACTTACCATCGGAACCACACTTGTGTTCGGCCATGCGGACGTAATCGGCCCACTGATAGACGATGCGGCCCCGCCCGCGGTAGGCTATGAAACGCTTGCACATATCTGTATTGGTATATCGACCAGGGACGAAATACATGCAGTCTTTACAAGAAGGTGCCTTGTTCATTACAACACTGAATACACAAAACTTTAACCGCACAACCCGCGCATCTCAGCATAACTCATCTTCCCCTCTGCAAACTTGGCAAGGGCCGCGGTCTGGTCCGGGTCGTTCACGTGGAGGGCCACCGCAGCCAATTCAGGATTCAAATTGCGGGCGATGGTGTCGAGCTGGGCAGCCAGTGGCGGCCGTGGGGCCTTGACCGGCGCACCAGGGGGCTTGCTCGTGACCTCAGGCTCGCCATCGTCAGTGGTCTCGGTAATCTCGGCATTGCGAGGGGTATCCATGTTTGCTCTGGCCAGGGATTACTTTTTGACCCCCTGGGCGGGGCAAGACGTGTTTTTTTGCTTCTCAAGCAGGGCCTCCTTGGCCCGTACCGCCTTTTGGGAATAGACCGAGAACTCGCTTTGCTTCTTGGCCGACTGGCGTTTGTTGTCACGCTTAGACTCCTTATCCATTTGGTGAGGGTGACCCCACCGTGGGGTCGTGACAGGGGCGGGACACGAATTTCTGTTATAAAGGTAGATGACCGAGTGTCCAGTGTGCCTAGAGCCCCTTTCAGGAACTGTAGTCCACCTAGGATGCTGCAGAAATCAGGTTCACATCCAGTGCTACATATCAAAGTGCCCTTTATGCCGGGCCGAACTGCCCAGTCCCCCAAACATCACCCCGACTCACACCATCATCCCAGTTCCGGTACCTATTTTAAACCAGGAACAACAGCGCCAGATAGCACGCAGAGTCTTTGCCGTGAACTTTGCGTTTGCGACTGTATTCATAGGTGCCGGATATATTCTCTTTACTACTACTAAATGAAGGAACTAATACTCAGTCCCCTTATCAACGTACTGTTTTTCTCGTTCGCGCTCGCATGGATTTTGAAACTGGAAAAGACGGGGTGTGACTGTTCGCAGGACTGGCGCCGCGATTACATGAAGTACTACTTTGGGTTCGCCATCCTTTTTCAATTCTTAATTCTTATGCAAAAATACCCCAAGTTCCTGCTCGTCCCTTTCGCCATGGCTTCCCTGGCATACCTGGGCGTCTGCATCTCGTACATATTGGAACTGCGCAAGGAGGGGTGTGGCTGCGCGCAGTCTATGGAGCAGTCGGTCCTTCTGTGGGTGTCTGCGTTCCAGGTTGTGACCCTCCTGTTCGCCGGGGGCCTCCTTGTATATCTGGCGCGCTAAAGACCAGTCTCTTCGGCGAGCTCAGCGGAGCTCCGAGGGAACTGAGATCACCTTATTGGATCACGAGTCCTACGGACTCGGTCTCTAGACATCATACTCCCTGCATGACAGAGGGTCAATCTCACACATGATGGCCTCCTTTTCGGCCCGGCGCTCCTCCTCGCGCTGGCGGGCGCGCTCTGCCGACAGCTCCTCCACACGGTCCCACGCTACCCGACACGCCGGCGTATCTGCATTCACTCCCCAGCAGAGATTCTCCGCGTGTTGAATAGCGAGCTTAAGGTGCTTAGGCTGAATCTTGGTTCGACGAGGCCAAAATGTCTTCTTTTCAGAAGAAAAAACAGGTCGTGCCACTGCCAGGGTCTTCATTAGTTACTTAGAGCCTAAGCTTTTTATATAACAAAATGCCGCGATTCGTAGTCAAGGCGAGTGAGGTCGCGGCCATCATCGGCAAGAATCCATACAAGTCACCTGTTGAAGTCAGGGATGAAATGTGGAAAAAGTACTTTCCTGCAACGTTCAAGGGTGAGACCAAAACCGACAAGGCCGAGAGGGCCCTGACCGCATCCGTGGCTGCCCAAAAGGTCCTGTCTGATGCGGTCGCAACCGAGACCAAGTCATCTACCGAGACTGAGATTCTGTTCCAAAAGGCCAAGGATCAGATCAATTCTGATTCAAAATTGACAGCGACCCAAAAAACTGAAGTCATCGATCATCTGAAAACTAAGGTTTATACCGGTCATGGAATTCGTTCCGAGGATAAGACATCTGACAAGGTCGAGGCTGAGGAAAAGACCAAGCTCATCCGGGATGACGCATTCTATAACATCAAGGTCTGGGGTGACTTCCAGGTTGTTGGTCGTGTAGATCGGATCGAAGAGAAACCTGATGGGTCTCGAATTTTGATTGAAATTAAGAACCGGACCAAGCGACTGTTCCGCAAGGTTCCCGAGTATGAATACGTCCAGATTCAGACGTATCTCCAGATGCTGGGTCTTGAACAGGCCCGACACATCGAGCAGTTCAACAACCAGGTGAATTCAACGGACATTGCCCGTGATGATTTATATTGGGAACAGGAGGTCAAGCCTCCGCTCGAACAGTTTTGCAAGGAACTTTACTTTTTGGCAGCCGAGACGTAAGCAGTACCGGAAACAAATGCGACCCAAGGAACCTGGACCTCCTCATCGGTGTCCACATCGTGGCCGATCCAACCCTCGGTCTCGTCCGGGTCAAACTCCGTAATCAGAACCTCCTGAAAGATGGTAACCTTCTTGCGACGGTGGATCAGTGTGACGCGCTTGCCGATCAACTCGGCAAACCAGTCCTCGTACTGCTCGACCGACTCCTCCAGCTCATCGCGCTCCTTGGCAAGTTGAACGACAGACTCAATGGCATCCATTATACATTCACTAGGACGGAAGTTTTTATGTGGTAATGTATAGTATGTATCATCTTAAATTGGCCATAGGAATTGCAACAGTCGGTTTCATATTCACGAGCCGGCCCTGGCTGCAGACCCTGCATAGTTTGTCCCCAGAGGCGGGATTTGTTGCTAAAATTATCGCCATGATCTCTGCAATTTTGATCCTTTATTTGTTCGATCCGACGATCAAGATTGATCATCACGGGCAGGCCATCGGTGTCCTCATGGTATATACTGCCTTCATGATGATTTTCAATTATCAATCAGATTGGATCGAGGAATCTGGGTCGGATAATGTAGGAGACCAAACTGTGGATGGTGCCATATATAACCGGTCACGGACAATTCTTAATTTAAATCCAGAATTAGCCCGACTGGTGACTTTTGTGGCGGTCCCATTTATGTTCACCTATTTTGGAAGTAAATTCATCAGGAGTGGTCAAAAAATAAATGTATGAAAATGGTAATGGGCAAGTACAAAAGCATCTTTCTCGAGAGTATGGCCGGTGCGGGTGGTGCTCTTACGGCCCTTGCCGGTTCTTTTATTATAGGCCTTGCTTTCGGTATACCAGGTCTGATTTTGGTGCTTAACGAAAACAAGAAACCCAAGAGTCAACGCAATATGGCTCTTTTAGTTATAGGTTTCATTTTGATGGCACTGGGTGTCGCGTTTGGTCTGGGCTTCAACGCGGAAGGCCTCGTCCAGGGGATACAGAATCAGCTGTGATTTAAATGTGTGAAAATGGTAGTATGGCACAGGTCAAACTGGCGCTATCGGTGGCGTTTGTAGGTTTCGTCTTCACGAGTCAGACGTGGCTGAATTTCCTCGGGACCCTCGGCCCCGAGGTGGGACTGGTCGTCAAGGGTGCGGCCATACTCTTATCAGTTTTGTTTATAGATAAGATAGACCCATCTATCCACCTTATCCACCAACAGTATCGACCGATCGATATTATACTGGTCTATGGCGCTTTGGCCCTGATTTTTGGCTACAGCTCTAAATGGGTGAAGGACTCGGGTTCACACCACGTGACCGAACAGACAGTGGATGGGGCCGTGTACGACCGCGTCCAAAAGGAGACGAATTTAGATCCACAAAAGACGAGACTAGTGACGTTTGTTTTGCTACCATTCATGATGGTGTTACTCGGTATTGTTATTAAACAGCTTACAAATCGATACTAAATGCTAGTGTGACTGTGAACCAGGGGTCTTGGCGTGCGCGGCTGCGTTTGCTGGCGAGGGCCTGGCGACCCGTCTGCGTGTAGCGGCTATGAAAGGGCTTGGGCGGCTCGTCGATGTACTCAGACTTGGTCAGGTTACGGTCAGACAGGAAGAACCCAGACTCGCGAATGAGCCACTCAACTTCATCCACGTCCCACCCCTCCTCGCGGCATACCCTGAACGTCATATCGACGCGCTTGAGCGACTCCATGACGTGGCGGTCCAGGTAGGGCGCGATGCCCGGGCCAAACATCTCCACCATATCTCTGCGGTCTTCTGTGGCCATTTCGCTAATCTCATCGATGATCTCACCAAACAGATCATCCATGCGAGAGTTGTAGGCGGCTTCGCGCCAGTCATCGCGGAGCGAAGAGAAGCCCGGGAAGTCCACCGGCCGCCGGCACATAGGGCAGCTTGCATCCTTGGCGAGAGATGCACTCTTCATATACCACTTGTGGAGGCACTCCTCGCAAATCGGGTGGCTGCAGGTCAGGCGAAGCACGCGGCAGTCATCGGAAAGGCACACGGAGCACTCCATTTTTGAGGATGCTTCCTACAATCAGCCAAGAAGTTTGACCAGGACAGGACACGAATTTCGTGCCAGGGCCTCCTCGGCTAAAGACCTGGCGCATATAGCAAGTAAGAAAAATGCGCGTACTCGGAGCTGTTATTACACCCCCTGTACGTCCTTCCAAGAAGCTTCTAACGAAGCAAGCGCCGACCAAATATTATACCCTTCATACAAACCCAAATACTGCTTTTACCCTTCGTCCAAATGAAGACCTGGGGACGTCCGTAGTTGGCTTTCGCGAGTGGGACGATGCCATCTTCATCGGAAATATGATGGAGACTTATTTTGTGAATCAGATGGAGTGGCCTGATATCCAGCGCGACGACGGAACACTCTTCCTCCCGGCCTCCGTAAAGTCAGACCCAGTCTTGCATCACTTGTACATCCAAGAATGGGACTTTGATGACCTCAAATATATATGTACGACAAACTTTTTGAATATGGTGAGTGTAAACAGAATTGATAATAAGAAATCGGGCTACTCGTTTTCAGGAGACACCTACAGTTTTAGCGCACCCCCCGAGTTCTACAAGTCTCGCATCTTGCAACTCTACATGATGGATTCTATTCCCGACCTGGAATGAACGCCTTGCCCCGAACAACCGCCTTGGCGTAGACGGCCGAAATGCAAAAGTGGATATGGGGCCAGTCGAGAGCGTCGCGGCTCTCGAGTGTAATATTTAGCGGGTTCTTATTCACCTCTTGAACAAGATCGACAGTGCCGAACTTCTCACCCATATCGCACATCTCTGAAAACCAGGCCACGTGGGTCTCGCTCAAGGGGTCGAACTCTTTGATGAATTTAGCAGTGATCGACATTTAATTTCAAAGTGTT